ACAGGGTTTGAGGTATTGAATACACTACCTGAGTGGTATCAATATCTTTTGTTTATAGCAATTAGTGCATCATTTGGTATCAAGGGTGCAGGACAAGCTATGAAGATTATGGGGAAGAAATAATGTCAAAAAATCAATCAACAACAGGAAGTCTTTTTGGTGATATAATAAAAGCCACTAAAGCAGGTGGTGCAAGCTCTATGACTAAAAAAGTTAAAGCTAAAAAGGGTGATACATTAAGTGATATAGCAAAAGCAAATAATACAACACTACAAAAACTAATGAAATTAAATCCTAAATTTAAAACAGGACAAGATAAAGGCACTCCTACTAAAGGAACAAAAGAACAAAAAACAATAAGAGTTGGTAGTTCTATATTAGTACCTGACCCTCACACGTTTAAAAAAGGAAAATTAACACCTTCTGTTTCTAAAAATAAAAAAGATGTTTATAAAAAAGTAACAAAAAAAGAATTTAAAGAAATGAATGTACCTTTAAAAAAGAAGAAAAAATAATGAACTTAATAAAACTACAAAATGAAATAGCAGATGATGAAGGTGTTAAATACGAAATTTATAAATGTTCAGAAGGATATCCTACTGGGGGTATTGGACACCTAATAACTGAATGGGATGAAGAATTTTACGAACAGCCAATAGGCACAAAAATTCCAAATGAACAAGTAGATGATTGGTTTGCGAAAGACATAGAAACAACTATAAAAGATTGTAACCTATTGTTTTCGCAATTTGATAATCTGCCTGAAGATATACAACATGTATTAGCGAATATGTGTTTTCAATTAGGCAGACCTCGTTTATCTAAGTTTAAAAACATGATTGCTGCTGTAGAAGATTGTGATTGGGCAAAGATGGCAGATGAGATGGAAGATTCTCGTTGGTTCAAACAAACTCCTAACAGAGCACAGAGACTGATAACACGAGTTGACAGAGTATATGCAAGAGAAAGTGTACCATCATGAGTAGAGAACTAACTGAAAGACAGCAAAAGTTTCTATCTGTTTTATTTGATGAGGCAGGTGGAGACGTAGTAACAGCTAAAAAGTTAGCAGGATATTCCGATAAGTCAAATACATCTGAAGTTGTAAAATCTATGAAAGATGAAATCATGGAAGCTACACAGTTGTTTATGAGTAGGAATGCACCTAAAGCAGCAATGGCTATGGTAGGCGGCTTAAATGACCCTACTGAGTTAGGTATTAGAGATAAGATGGCGGCAGCTAAAGAATTGCTAGATAGAACAGGTTTAGTAAAAACTGAGAAGATGCAAGTAGAAGCAACAGGTGGAGTTGTTCTTATGCCACCTAAACAAGTAGCACAGGAAGATGATGACAGCTAGGTCTATAGGTAAATGGAAACTACCGCAACCAACAGACTTAAAAGATGAAACAGAGTGGGTACAGATACCACGTATAGCTAGGACTGTTCCATTCGGCTATAAACTAAATGAAGATGATTCTTATTTATTAGACCCTATACCCGATGAGCTAGATAAACTAGAAATGGCTCGTAAATATGTGAATCAGTATTCTTATCGTGAAGTAGCTAATTGGCTAACTAAACAAACTGATAGATATATTTCACACGTAGGTTTAAGAAAAAGATTGGATAATGAGCAACACCGTAAAAACAAAGCTAGAAGCTTACGCAAGTGGGCAGAGTATGCAGAAAAGGCAATCACCAAAGCGAAAGAAATCGAAGAAGCAAGAACAGGTGCAAGCAAAGAAACAAAAGCAAGTAGTAGTACCTAGTATACAAGTAGAAGAAAAGATTGAGTCGTTAGAAGAATCACATAATGTAATATTCAAACCTAACGAAGGACCACAGACAGATTTCTTAGCCGCTAGTGAAAGAGAAGTATTGTACGGTGGTTCAGCAGGAGGTGGTAAATCATATGCCATGCTTGCAGACCCTTTAAGGTATATGGGTCACCCTGCATTTAGTGGATTGTTATTAAGACATACGACTGAAGAACTTAGAGAACTTATATTTAAATCTCAAGAGATATATCCTAAAGTATATCCGGGGATTAAATGGTCAGAAAGAAAGATGCAATGGGTTGCACCATCAGGTGCAAGGTTATGGATGTCATATTTAGACAGAGATGATGATGTACTTCGTTATCAAGGTTTGGCATTTAGTTGGATAGGTTTTGATGAATTAACACAATGGTCTACTCCGTATGCTTGGAATTACATGAGGTCACGACTTCGTTCTACTGCACCTGATTTGCCTATCTATATGAGGGCAACTACTAACCCGGGTGGAAGAGGTCATCACTGGGTAAAGAAAATGTTTATTGACCCATCACCTTATGGAAGAGCATATGATGCAACAGACATCGAAACAGGAGAAGTCCTTAAATATCCGGCAGGACATAAAAAGGCTGGAAGAGCATTATTTAAAAGGAGATTTATCCCTGCACGATTATCAGACAATCCTTACCTTGCGAAGCAGGGGGATTATGAAGCCATGCTCCTATCATTACCTGAACAACAACGAAGGCAATTATTGGATGGCGATTGGGATATTAAGGAAGGTGCTGCTTTTACTGAGTTTGATAGGAGTATTCACACTGTTGAACCTTTTCGGATACCTAGTAATTGGGTTAAGTTTAGAGCTTGTGATTATGGGTACGGTTCTTTTAGTGGTGTTCTTTGGTTTGCTGTATCACCGTCTGAACAAATTATTGTATATAGAGAACTCTATGTTAGCAAAGTCCTTGCCACAGATTTGGCAGATATGATATTAGAAGCGGAGTCAGGTGATGGAAATATTAAGTACGGTGTTCTTGACAGTAGCCTTTGGCATAAACGTGGGGATACTGGTCCTTCTCTTGCGGAACAAATGATTATGAAGGGATGTCGTTGGAGACCTTCAGATAGAAGTAAAGGTAGTCGTGTATCAGGTAAAAATGAAATACATAGAAGATTACAGGTAGATGAGTTTACAGAAGAACCTCGATTAGTATTTTTTAATACTTGTACTAATATAACAGCACAATTACCTGCATTACCTATTGATAAAAAGAACCCTGAAGATATTGACACACATTCAGAAGACCACTTGTATGACGCACTAAGATATGGTATAATGTCAAGACCACGTTTTAGTATATTTGACTATGACCCAATGGGTTCACCTACAAGAAGCATGCCAATGGCAGATGCTACATTTGGATATTAAGGATATAAAATATGGCTGAAGAAGAAATTATAATGGAAGATAAAGCTATAGCATTAGAAGACACAGAAAATAGTGTAGTTGATGATGCTCAAGTAAATAGTATGGTAGACTTCGTATCAGAAAAGTATCAAAGAGCAGAAGATTATAGAAACAATGATGAAGAAAGATGGTTAAGAGCTTATAGAAACTATAGAGGTTTATATGGTTCTGATGTTCAATTTACTGAAGCTGAAAAATCTAGAGTATTTATTAAAGTCACTAAGACTAAAACATTAGCTGCCTATGGTCAGATTGTTGATGTGTTATTCGCAGGAACAAGATTTCCTATTAGCATTGAACCTACTATGTTACCTGAAGGTGTTGCAAAGGATGTAAGCTTTGACCCTAAAGAACCAGAACAGCTTAGAGATGAACCTGCCCTAGAAAGCCCATATGGCTTCACTGGGGATGGAAAGGACTTACCTGCAGGTGCTACTGCCCAAACACTACAAGATAAGCTAGGACCTCTTGAGAACAAGCTACAGGATATAGACAGTTTAAGAGAAGGTGCAGGTAAAACACCTACATCAGTTACTTTTAGTCCTGCCATGGTAGCTGCGAAACAAATGCAAAAGAAAATACAAGACCAATTAGAAGAGTCTAGTGCATCTAAACATTTAAGAAGTACAGCTTTTGAGATGGCACTTTTCGGTACAGGTGTAATGAAAGGACCTTTTGCAACAGATAAAGAGTATCCTAATTGGGATGAGGAGGGTGAATACAATCCTGTATTTAAAACTGTTCCACAATTAAACCATGTATCTGTATGGAATTTTTTTCCTGACCCTGATGCTAATAATATGGATGAAGCACAATATGTAATTGAAAGACATAAGATGTCTCGTACTCAACTAAGAGCATTAAAGAAGAGACCTTTTTTTCGTGGTGCAGTTATAGATGAAGTTATATCAGTAGGTGAAAATTATATTAGGAAATATTGGGAAGATGATTTAACAGACTATTCACCTGATAATGGTATAGATAGATTTGAAGTGCTAGAATATTGGGGTATGTGTGATACTGAGCTATTAATAGAAAATGATATTGATATACCAAAAGAGTTATTAGAATTTGATGAGCTTCAAACAAATATATGGATATGTAATGGTAAATTGTTACGTATGGTTCTTAATCCATTTAAACCAGCAAAGATACCTTATATGGCTGCACCATATGAACTAAACCCATACTCATTCTTCGGTGTAGGTATTGCTGAAAACATGGATGACACACAGACATTAATGAATGGTTTTATGAGAATGTCTGTAGATAATGCTGTATTATCAGGTAATTTACTTATAGAAGTAGATGAAACAAACTTAGTTCCGGGACAAGACTTATCTGTATATCCGGGTAAAGTATTTAGAAGGCAAGGGGGTGCTCCGGGTCAAGCTATCTTTGGCACAAAGTTTCCAAATGTTTCACAGGAAAACTTACAATTATTTGATAAGGCTAGACAGCTTGCCGATGAAAGTACAGGCTTACCATCATTTGCTCATGGACAGACAGGTGTAACAGGTGTAGGTAGAACTGCATCAGGTATATCAATGTTAATGAATGCTGCAAGTGGTAGTATTAAAACAGTTATTAAGAATGTAGATGATTATTTACTTAAACCATTAGGTGAAGGGTTCTTTAGATTTAACATGCAGTTTGATTTTGATAGCAGTATCAAAGGAGACTTAGAAGTTAAAGCACGTGGAACTGAAAGCTTAATGGCTAACGAAGTAAGGTCACAAAGATTGATGCAATTCTTACAAGTTGCAAGCAGTCAACCTCTTGCACCTTTTGCTAAGTTTCAATATATTATTAGAGAGATTGCTACCTCTATGGGTCTTGACCCTGATAAGGTTACAAATAATATGGATGAAGCTACAGTACAAGCAGAGCTTATGAAAGGTATGCAAGCAGAACAACCTCAACAACCCCCAGCAGGAGCTAACCCATTAGACCCTACAGGAGCAGGTGGTGGTACAATAGGTACAGGAATAGCACCAACTCCGGGAGAACAAGGATTTACAGGAACACCTCAGAATGGACAGCAACAACAACAACAACAAGCAAATACTCAGCCAACTGAAACCGTTGGTCAACAACCCCAAGCTACTGAACAGCTTCAATGATTATATTGATTCATTAATTATGAAACAACATAAAGTATTAGAACAGGCAGATAATTCTGTTATGATGCATAGAGCACAAGGAGCAGTAGCTATATTAAACAGACTTAAACTATTAAGGGATGAAGTAAATGGAATCTAAACAATTACCGAAACAAATGGAACTATTTGAGGAAGGTGGTCTCAAAGATGAAGGTGGCATGATTGATGAAGTATCAGGTAATGATGTACCTACAGGTTCTACACGAGAAGAAGTAAGAGATGACATACCTGCACAATTAAGTGAAGGAGAGTTTGTATTACCTGCTGATGTTGTTAGATATCATGGCTTAGAAAAGATAATGGCATTACGTGATGAAGCTAAACAAGGCTTACAAAAAATGGAAGCAATGGGTCAGATGGGTAATAGCGAAGAAGCTACATTACCTGATGATATTCCATTTGATATGGATGACCTAGATATGGAAGATGAAGATGAGCCACAGGAAATGGAAATGGCTGAAGGTGGTTATGTAATGGTAGCAGGTAAGCCCATGCCTATACCTAGAATAGGTGGGCAGTTACCTCCAATAACAACAAGACCAATGCCTGAAACTAAAAACATGGCAGTTGGTGGTTTTACTAATCCAACAGGTACATATCAAGTACCTACAAATATTGCTACACAGCCTTCTTACTTTCAACAGTATTCACAATCAACTGCACCTTTTCAACCTTTTGTGCCACCTGCAGGACAACAACAAACACAGGTACAACAACCCATAGCAGGATTGACACAGCAACAACAGACTTATCCCTCTTTCGCTACGTTAATGCCTACAGTAGGTGGTAAGAGAGAAACAATAGAATATAGAAACGCAGCAGGACAAAAGTTATTTATTCCCTTCGTAGATGGAAAACCTATTTATCCTATACCTGAAGGATACACTAAATACGTAGCTGAAGAGCAACCAGTAGCTGAAGATAAACCTGTTACATCCACAACTACACAGGTAACTACAGGTGAGGGTTCTGATGATGTTTTATCACAGACAAGTCAAGTTAGAGGTTTAGATAAATCTATTGTTGATACAAATTTTGCAGGTAAATCTCCAGAGGATGTATCAAAAGCTATGGCAAACATGAGTGTTGCCGATAGAGGTAAAGCTGTAATGAATGCACTTGACCAAGCAAAAGGACAAACAGGTTTAGCTAGAGGATTACAACAACTTGGTGCAGTAGCAGTTCCGGGTGCTCTAGCGGCAGGAATGATTGGGCAAAAAACACTTGACCCTAGAGAAGTTTTAAGTCAAGTAGGAAAGCCTAATACTGCTGCATTAAATTCTATATTAAATGCTTATGGTCCTAGTACTGTAGGTTTAAGTCCTGAAGAAATAGATATGCAAGGTATTGATAGAAATGAAGCATTATCTCAAGCTGTTTATGGAATGAGTTTAGATAAAGCAACATCATTTTATGGTGCTACTCCTTCCTTTACTAAAGGATATAAGAATGGAGATATGGACCCTACCACAAAAGCAACATATTCTCATGGACAGGCAGGTGACCCATTTGGAGTTCCATCATATGCAAGTATAACAGATTTTGGAAAAGCTATGGCAGCTAGTGCAGCAACAGGTTTTTTTGGTAGTTTAGCTACTGCTAAGGCTATAGCAATGGACCCCAATAAAACTGCAAAAGAAAAAGAAAAAGCAATAAACTTTGGTAGAAAGATTACTCCTTTCTTTGATATGGAAATAGATACTAGAAGTGACCAAGAAGTAGAAGCTGATTTAGATGCGATATCACAAGACCCTAGTGTACAATCACAAGCAGATAAAGAAAGAGGTTTTAATGTAGAAGAAACATTTGGAAGTGGTGAGTCTACATCTACAGGCACAGGTACAGGTACAGGAGCAGTTTCTGCTGAAGATACGATGGGTCCGGGTTATGGTGCAGATGAAGATGATAATTCTAGTTCATCAGGAGATAATACAGGAGAACCGGGTTCACAAGATGGTGAAGATGTTTATAAAGGTTCACTTATAACTAAACGTAAAGCATCAGGTAAACTAAAGAAAAAATATATGAAGCGAGGTGGATTAGCTTCTAAAAAATAATCTACAATAATAATTCATTGACTTAACAATTAAGTTGTGATATAATGGCTACTTATCCCCCAACAATAAATGGCTACGATAACCCCAAGGAGAAAATAAATGGCAGACGCTATGATTAAAGAAGCAACACCTAAAAAAGTTGCATTTGTAAGTAAACCTTACACACAAGAAGAAAGAATAAAAAAAGAAGAGCAAGAATTAGAACAACTTTTAAAAGAGCAGAAGAATGAAGTTGAACGAGAAGCTACAGAATCGGAAGATAAGAATGAAGAAGAACCGACTTCTGCTGAAGAGAAAACTTTTAAAAAGCGTTACGGAGACTTACGAAGACATACCCAAGAAAAAGAACGAGAGTTTCAGAAGCAGTTAAATGATTTAAAAGAACAGCTAGATAAAGCAACTAAAAAAGAAATGAAGCTACCTAAGTCTGACGAAGACATAGAAGCATGGGCAAAAGATTATCCTGATGTAGCTAAGATTGTTGAAACAATTGCTATGAAGAAAGCTAGAGAGCAATCAGCAGATTTAGAAAGTAGGCTACAGAAGATAGATGAGATGTCTGCAGAAGCACAAAAAGATAAAGCTGAAGCAGAATTAATGAGACTTCATCCTGACTTTGGAGATATTAGAGACAGTGATGACTTCCACGATTGGGCAGAAGAACAACCAAAATGGGTACAGGATGCACTTTATGAAAACGACAACGATGCAAGGTCAGCAGCAAGAGCCATTGACTTATACAAAGCAGACAGAAATATCAGCAAGAGTACTAAGACAAAGAGTGATAAAAGTGCTGCTATGGATGTTGGAACAAAGACTACAAAAACAAAAGTGGATGCTACAGAATCAGGTAAAAAAATACTTGAGTCACAGGTTCAAAAGATGTCCGCTGCACAGTATGAAAGACAGGCTGACACAATAATGGAAGCTATCAGGTCAGGTAACTTTGTGTATGATGTATCAGGTTCAGCTAGATAATATAAAAATATAGTTGACAATAAAGAATTTATGTATATAACTATATGTAACTAAAGGTGTAACATAACCCCTTTCTAGGACACTTATGTTATACTACTACCCTAGACTT